ACGAATACGACTCTGAAGGGAACGTTAAGAAGGTTTCTGGAATGCTACAATATGTTATTCCAGAATCATCCATCATTCACCATCAGCTTAATGCGTGCGCTTCTAGAACAGGCAGACTCTCAAGCTCGAGACCTTAACTAGAGGACAGGGTCTCATTAAAACCATGTGAACTCAGGGGAAGCCCAGAACGGGTAATCCTGAACCAAACTTTTCAATCCACCATAAGAGGTGCATATGAACAACGAAATCAAATTCTATTACGAAAACACTGAACTCACGCAACAGCAGATTGCCAATAGACTTGGCATTCATTGGAAGCGTGTGTTCAACTACATTAAGAACAATTACTCTGTAGAGTACCGCAAATCTCGTAAAGCGAAATGCTACAGGAACAGCAAGCTAGGTGAAAAGAACCCTATGCTTGGTAAAAAGGGTATCGAACACCCCAACTACAAGGGTAAAGTGAGCGATGGTAAAGGCTACCTTATGATCCTTAAGCCTGAATGGTACACAGGACGCAAAGGTTGCAAGCACATCTTCATGCACCACTACGTGGTGTGTAAAGAGATGGGACTCACTCAAATCCCCAAGGGATGGACAGTGCATCACTGTGATAAGAACCCTTTGAACAATGAATTTGATAACTTGGTCTTAATCACACTTGGAGATCACATGAAACTCCATGCTATGATGAAGAAAGAAGGCGCAACGACTATCTCGAAAGAGAGTACACTCAAGTGGGTGGAAGCGCATGGCACGCCTTGGCGTGATGATATAGTCTGATCTCTATAGGAATATAGAGCTGTCGAAAGACGGGGAGAGATTAACGACCTCTCCTGAACATAAATGAACCTCCAGAACCTACCTAGAGATGGTACGAGCAGAGTTAAAGAGATGTTCTCAAGTCGATTTGGAGACCATGGAAGATGTGTTGAAGTCGACTATTCCGCCCTCGAAGTCGTAACGCTAGCTGCTGCCAGTAATGACAAGAACTTGATTGAACAGCTTGAGAAAGGCACAGACATGCACTGCTATAGACTAGCAGGTGCATTGAATGAGCCTTATGAAGAGGTGTACAAGAAGTGTCATGAGGAGGATCATCCTGACCACAAGAAGTACAAAGAACTCAGAACGGCAATCAAACCAAGAGCCTTCGCTGCTCAGTACGGAGCCTCTGCAGGGGGTATCTCCTTTGCAACAGGCTGTACGCTACAAGAAGCAGAGAAGTTCCTCGAAACTGAAGCTAAACTCTTTCCTGAGAGTAGAGCATTTAAGGACAAGGTTCGTTCAATGGTTGAACAGACAGGCTTGTTACCTGAAGCCATTGAGCGAGAACTTGATCCTGCGACAAATTCATGGTATGTATTCCGAAGGGGATACTACAAAGCGCCTGGGGGTACAGAATACTCCTTCAGGCAAAGAAAACAATGGAAAGATCACAAAGAAGTCCTAGACTATAAGGACACTGAGATCAGCAACTATCCTATCCAAGGCGAAGGTGCGTTCATCGTACAGACAGCCTGTGCTAGGATCATTAGATGGTTGATTAAAGAGAACTTCTTTGATGGATCTATCCTACCGATTAACACTGTTCATGACGCTGTGTACATTGACTGCAAGACTGAAGACCTCGCTAGACGAGGAGGCAAGGCAGTAGCATGGATCATGGGCACTACACCTAAATACATTGCACAGAACATCCCAGCGTACAAGGCATGGATGTACGACGAAGTACCATTCCCTGCTGTACCCGAAATGGGATACAACCTCTTTGACAAGACCCACGTAGAATAAGGACTAACTATGCTTTCCGCTATTAAGAACATTGCAAACGAAACCACGACTGACCTCGACATGAGCACCGCCTCCAAGGGTGGTGAGAAGTACCTGCTTCCTGTTGGTACTGCCCTCGGTCGACTTGTTGAGTACATTGAATTCGGCAAACAGCCGCAGGAATTCAAGGGTGAAAAGAAGGATCCCGCCATGGAGATCCAGATTGGCTTTGCCCTGTATGGTGAAGGCTATCAGAAGGAAGACGGCTCTCCGCGTATGATCAGTACGTACCGCATGAAGCTCTCGAACAACGAGAAGAGCAAGTCTTTCAAGCTCTTTAGCCGAATGAACGCCAAGAAGACTGCCAAGAACTTCGCACAGCTCCTTGGTGAACCGTTCCTTGTGCCGATCATCCATAGCACTAATGGCAAGGGCACGTATGCTCGTATCGACCTTGACAACATTAGCTATGCCCTTGATCCGATTCGTCGTACTGAGTATCCTGTTCCTATGCCTAACGAAGATGTCTATCGTGTCTTCCTGTGGAACCATCCGACGAAGGAGATGTGGGATTCGATCTACATTGAGAAGAACAACTTCCTTCAGGAGACGTGCCTCTCTGCTACTGACTATCCTAACAGCAAGCTCGAACAGCTTCTGAAGGGTTCTGTCCCTTCTCTTGAAGCCGCTCCTGATGAGAACTTCGACGAAGTGCCGTTCTAATGAAACTCAGGGATGTACAGATCCCTGATACCGATCAATTCAAGCCTAGCATGGACCGTGTCCTCATCATGGATGGGGATGCGGCATGCTATGAGGCGGCTTCTAAGTACGTAAAGTTGGATACAGCTATTCGATGCGTACACATGAAGATTCTTGAAGCTATGTTTCTTACGAACTGCAAGAAGGCTAGAGTCCATATCACGCCTGCAGGTTGTTTGAAAGCAGGTAGAATGAACTTGATTGGTGTAAAGCCTTATCAGGGTAATCGTAAGGACAAGAAGAAGCCTGAGTTGTTGGAAGCTCTCAGGCAGAATATCTCGGCATTGCTCAATGACAAGAACATTGAGGTGTTTGCTCATTATGATATTGAGGCTGATGATGCAGTGGTTATCGACAGTTATTCCTACCGCAACAAAGGACTTGTATACAGTCCTGACAAAGATCTTAGAATGGTTGTGTATCCTCTGTATGATTTGGATACTGGCAGGGTTTGTACTATTGCTGACCCTTTTGGTGATATTAGCATCACCAGCACTGAGTCTGGTCTTCCTCATCCAAGGGGGCAAGGACTGAAGTTCTTCTGGTGGCAGATGCTCATGGGAGATACTGCCGATAACATTCGAGGCTTGGATAAATACCAAGGCAAGAACATCGGTATGAAGAAAGCCTATGAACTGCTGAAGCCTATCAAAGACGAAGTCACTGCGGCTATCGTAGTGCTTAGTGCATACAAGGAAATCAATCAGAATCCTCTTCCCGAAGCGAACATGCTGTGGCTTCTGCGTAATGAAGCAGACAGCTTTCAGAAGCATCTTGCGGAGCTTACTCCGAGTATGCCCCATGAGCTTGTCCAATGGCTTAGAGATTGCTACAAAAGGAAGTGGAGGAAGGATTGAGAAAGATTAGTAGATCCCAGCTCAGAGCGTGGGCTATAGGACACATCAAGACTAAGCAGGGAGGACTGTGTCCTCTCTGCGGTAAGCCCATCTCTCTTCAGGTGATGGGTAATAAATCCGACTACGTGGTTGACCATGACCACGAGACGGGAGAAATTAGAGGCGTGCTGCATCGCTCATGCAATGCAGCTGAAGGTAAGGTAAGCAATGCAGCCGCCCGTTGGGGTGCCAAAAGCACCAAGTACAGCGACATCATCCCATGGTTGCACAGGATGCTTGATTACCTAGAGAACAATGAAGGTACTGGGATTATCTATCCCGACCATAAGACTCCTGAAGAACGTGAAGAACTCAGGAAACAACGCGCTAGAAAGGCGCAGGCATTGCGCAAAGCAAGACAGGCTTTGCGTGCTAAGGAGAAACATGATTAAGGTAATTAAGAAAGACGGCACTGTCGAACCGTTCGATATGGAAAAGATCTTCAAGGCTATCGACAAGGCCAGCCAACGTGCTAGCTGCAACATCCGTAGAGGCGACCATGAGCTTCTGGAGTCGTACATCACTTTTGAATGCGAGTCCAAGGGCAAGGACATTCCTACGTCTGAGATGCACAGCATCGTAATCAAGGCGCTGTATGCTTGTGACTACAAGGCTATTGGTGACGCATACAAGGAGTTCAGAGACTACAAGAACACGTATGCCAAGGCCTTTGAAAAGGTGAAGGATGATGCGGACACTGTTCTTCTTCTCGGAGATAGGGAGAATGCTAACTTTGATTCTTCGCTTATCAGTACGAAGGGTTCGCTCATCAAGGGGTACCTCACGAAAGAACTGTACAAGCAGTTCTATCTGAACAAGGAAGAACTCCAAGCTACGAAGGAAGGTACGATCTATATCCATGATCTTCGAGACATGATCTTCAACAGCATCAATTGCTGTCTGTTCGACATGGGTAATGTCCTCAAGGGAGGATTCAGTATGTCCAATGTGGACTACACTGAACCTACTAGCGTGCTCAGTGCGCTTCAGGTTATTGGTGACATCACGCTCGTTGCTACTGCACAGCAGTTCGGTGGATTCACCATCCCGAGTATTGATAAGACGCTTCTCCCGTATGCCAGAAAGACTTACAATAACGCCTTCAAGAAATACTTCGATACTTGTAATCTGGAGCATGACGAAGCAGACTCCATGGCTCTCGGTGACCTCAAGCGTGAACTTGAACAGGGCTTCCAGTCTCTTGAGCTGAAGCTCAACACTGTGCCGTGTTCCAGAGGTGACTTCGCCTTCACAACTCTTACGTTCGGTGAATGGAGCAATGACCTCCCTGATCTCGACAAGGAGATTCTCCAGATGGTGTGTGAAACCATCCTTGAGACCCGCATGAAGGGCCATGGCCCCAAGGGTAAGCAGGTTGTGTTCCCCAAGCTCGTGTATCTCTATGACTGGGAACAGCACAGTGGTGCTGAACATGCTGAGGTGTTCGACAAGGCTGTTGAATGCTCTAGCAAGTGCATGTACCCTGACTACCTTGCAATCAACTCTGACTATGGTTCGGTGTCTGAAACCTACCGAGCATCGAACAAGCAGTGCGTGATTCATCCGATGGGATGCAGGGCGTACCTCACGCCTTGGATGGATCCTGAAACCAATGAGTACGTGTCTGTTGGTCGATGCAACATCGGCGCTGTGTCTCTGAATCTTCCTCTTATCTACAAGAAAGATCCTGAGAAGTTCTATGAGAACCTCACTGAGAACCTTGAACTTATTCGTAAGTTCTTCCAGAAGAGGTATGAAGCTGTTGCTGAAACGAAGGCATGCACGAATCCCATGGCATTCTGTCAGGGTGGATTCTACAAGGGAAATCTCAATCCTGATGATAAGATCGGTGATCTTACGCAGTATATGACTGCTAGCTTTGGTGTTACCGCCCTCTCAGAATTTGTTGAACTTCATGGTCTGAAGCTGAACTCTGCTCTTGGTAGAGACCTTGCAATCAAGGTTGTTGACTTCATCAATGATAAGATCAATGAGTTCAAGAAGGAGGATGGCCACCTGTATGCTCTTTACGGTACTCCTGCTGAGTCCCTGTGTGGTACGCAGATGCAGCAGTATCATGACTATTGCAAAGCACACGGAGTTAAAGATGAATTCGAAGGAAGAAACTACTTCACGAACTCGTTCCACATCCACGTAGCAGAAGACATCTCGCCCATCGAGAAACAGACGTGGGAATTCCCCCTGTTCCATAAGGTTCAGGGTGGGCACATCCAGTACATCAGAATTGATAACCCTGAGAATCTGAAGGCCGTTAAGGCTCTGATTATCAGAGGCATGTACAACGGTTTCTATCAAGGTGTGAACTTTGATGCCGCAGTTTGTGAAGACTGTGGCGAACACTCCACTAATGTAGGCAAGCACTGTCCGCAGTGTGGTTCCAACAACATCTCTATCATCAGTCGTGTCTGTGGTTATTTGGGTTACTCCAATGTTAACGGACACTCAAGAATGAATGACGCCAAGATGGCAGAGATCAAAGACAGGGTAAGTATGTGATGGAATTGCTAGTTCAAAGTGCTATAACCTTACTCCTACTGGGATTTAATATATGCGCAGTGGGTCTAGTGGTATTTGTTTGCATACTCTGCTACAAGTCTATTAGAGACTGTATAGAAGGGAAAGGATAATATGCTAGAAATAACTACAGCTCTGCTGTACTGTTGCTTGTGTATAGCAGTTGTCTGTGGTACCGCAGGTCTCGTGTGTCTCACGTATGTACACATAAGCAACATGCTTAAAAAGTTCAAGCATAATGAACAACCGATTGGAGATCATTTCTATGATCCCTAATGAAGACAACCTTTAACTAACTAAGGAAAGACCCTACAATGACTATCCCTAAGAAGTACACTAGCGTTACCCGTATTGGTGTTAACGCTGAATTCGAAGCCTACACCACGTGTAAGGGACACGTGGACTCTGCAACCTTCAATTTCCAGAGCATTCGATCCTTCGTTGCTTGGGTAAATGACCATAACAGCAACATCGCTTACGTTGTGGTTAAGGATCCTAAGAAGACTTCGGCTGATCTTTACACGGAGTGCTGGTCCCGAACGTTCATCTCGCCCCATATCAAGCGAGGTTGTACGTGCCAACTGACCGTCAAGCTTGACTGTGGAGCTGTTGGACAGCTTACATTCCATAAGAGTAAGTAATGAATTACTCTGGACTCAACCTATGCGATACCGCTAACGGACCGGGGGTCCGCGTATCCCTGTTCGTTAGCGGGTGCTCCTTGCATTGCAAGGGGTGTTTCAACCAAGAGGCGTGGGATAAGAATTACGGAACGCCTTTCTATTCCTATGCCCTCACAAAGGTTCTAGAAGCCTTAAAGGAGCCCTATATCGAGGGCTTAAGCATCCTTGGGGGTGACCCTATGGAAGAGTACAATCGACGCGATGTGGGGCTTGTATGCGCCTCTGCGAAGGCTCTGTATCCCGACAAGAGTATTTGGCTTTGGACTGGTCGTAAGTTCGACGAGATCAAATACTACGGTCATATCTTGGATTACGTAGATGTGCTCATCTGTAATCCGTTTATCGAACATCTTAAATGTAAAGGAAAATACTATGGAAGCTCAAACCAAAGAGCTTATCGGAAATCTCCAGACGGAACTTGGAATTTGGTTCCAGAGGACTCACCAGAATGTTTCTGTTAAGGGGCATCTGAAACAGCTGTACCTTACGTGCATCATTGAGGAGTTCAATGAACTCGTTCAAGAGAAGTGTGGTACCCCTAACGACATGAAGGAACTCTGTGATCTTATCTGGGTGTGCGTGCAGTACGCCAATGCTTGTGGCTATGATCTTGAAGCAGGCATGAATGAACTGCTTAAGGAGTATTCCAGTAAGTTCTACGATGCACATGGTAACTACAATCCTACCTTCCGATCGGATGGTAAACTCCTGAAGGGAGCAGGTTTCAAGAAGGCAGATTTCAACAAGTTCTTCGAGGATAAGCATGAAGATCAGTAATATCTCTGTTGAGTACATGGACCATATGGGCAGTGATTGCACCATTGTGAATGCCGCACGTGTCTCCTTTAACAAGGAGATCAATGTTATGAGCTTCAGTGATGTGAAGCTCCTGCAGTACCTTGCCAAGCACAGGCACTGGTCCCCGTTTGCTCATACGAGCATTCAGTTCAGGTGCAAGGCGCCTATCTTCCTTGCAAGACAGCTTGTTAAGCATCAGGTTGGTGGTGTGTGGAACGAAGTGTCTCGTAGATACGTAGACTCAGCGCCTGAGTTCTACATCCCGCAGGTCGTGCATAATTATCCTCAGAATGCTAAGCAGGGTTGCGGTGGAGAACACATGTACTCTGAATTCTACGTAGGAAATATTATTGAATTGACGGCAATGGCAGAGTCCGAGTACAACAAACTCATTGCAGAAGGTATTGCTCCTGAAGAAGCTCGTATGGTTCTTCCTCTGAACACCATGACCGAATGGATTTGGACTGGGTCTCTGATGTTCTGGTACCGAGTGTGGAGTCTGAGGCATGATCCTCATGCGCAGTCTGCCGCACGAGAGTTCGCTGATCTTCTGTACAAGGCTATCCCTGATGACTTCAAGGAAAGCATGCGGAGTTTGGTTGATTATTATGGAGATGTGTGATGCGTAAGAAGATTCATAAGTTTCCTAGTAAAGTACTATTAAAAGGATTGGTTATGCTTTATAAAGATGTGCCTTATGAAGGCGAAGAAGATTACTACGGTGATGAGCCGTATGACGAGGTGTATGATGAGGTGTACAGTAATGATCCGTATGTTACCTCTGATGAACTCAACAAGAGCCTGAATGCGTATTCCAAGACTGCAAAGTCTTTCGATCTTCTGGACATTGCTCCTGCGATCCCGTTTGTCCTTGGTAATATCATTAAGTACACGCTTAGGGCACCGCATAAGGGTCAGAAAGAATCGGATATGGCTAAGGCTAAGGACTACTACTTTACCATGGTCGACAACTACGAGGTTTACACGGCGTGTCAGATTTGGTATAATGAACATCCTGATGCCATGCGTCTGATCCGAAAGCTCTACGGTGACGAGCTGTTTGCTGACGTTGATTCTGCAGACTGTACCCTGAGTGCTTTCTGTGACCATGTGCTAGCGCTTTAATCTTAAAACATAAGGAGAACTGATGACGGAATGTCCTGATTATACCGATGAAGAACTTGAGAAAGAAGCTCAATACGAACGTAGGTTCTACCAAGAAGGCTTGGCTAGAGCGTACCAACAGATGAAGGAGGCCGTCGATAACGGTAGGCTTCCTGATGTAGGGGTTGGTAAGAAGATCATCAATAGGTCTTTTGCTACGTTGGTTGAGGATCTTACGGAAGCAGCTAAGCCCTGTCGAGGTGTGGGTGCAAAGTACAGCGCACACATCCGTAAGCTAGGGATTGAAGCATCCATGATGATTGGTTTGAGAATCATCCTTTCCAACGGTAGTTCTCCTGAACCGCGACACAGAACTGTTCAGTGTATCTTGGGACGTATTGGTATGGCTATTGAAACGGAATTGCTCGCTCGTAAATTCGAAGAGATCAATCCGTACTACAATGCTCGTATCGCTTCTCAGGTTAAAGAGCAGTGCGTACATGACGTGCGTACCATCAGAGCCAAGTACCTCACTGGTTACAAGGATCTTAGTATTAACTACGAACCTTGGACTGAGCAAGAGAGACTTGGTACTGCAAAGGTAGTGATGCAAACTATCTGGAAAGCAGGTCTCTTCACGATCACAAACGGTAGTCGTCGTGCTCCTTCTCTGGTTGAACTCTCTGATGAAGTGAAGATGTTCATCCAGAGCAACTACGACCACATCCATCCAGTGATTCAGTTCCCTGTGATGCTCATCAAGCCTCTTCCGTGGAGAGGGATGTACAATGGTGGGTACATCATCCCTGAGCTTAGGAATCACTGTCCGATGATGAAGCTCCACGCCATGCCTAGAGACCTCCGTAAATGGGTAACAGAGCACGTAGGAGGCGTCGAGGACACTCAGGTAAGGGAAGGTATGACCAAGGCTCAGGAAGTCCCGTATCGCGTTAATACGCGCGTCCTAGAGGTTGCTAGGAAGGCGTTCGCCTCTCCCAAGGGATTACTTGGGCTTCCTCCTCATGGTCCACAGCCCCAGCCTCCGTTCCCTTTCCCTGAAGGATGGGATAAAGCCTCCGCTACAAAGGACGAACTTGAGTTGTTCACGAAGTGGAAGCTCGAAATGAAGAGCTGGTACACGTATGAGAACACTCGTCTGGGTAAGAAGAGCGGATTGAATGGTAAGCTCAGGTACCTGAATGAACTCAAGGATGAGCCGAGGTGGTACTGCCCTGCGTTCATTGATTGGCGTGGTAGGGTGTACTTCAGAAGCACGATCAATCCCCAGAGTGCTGACGTAATCAAGGGGTGTATTGATTTTGCAGAGGGTAAAGAGTTAGGCGCAGAAGGACTGTACTGGCTGAAGGTACACGTAGCCAACTGCTGTGGGTACGACAAGAAGAACTTTGATCTTAGGGTTCAATGGGTAGACGAACATTGGGAGGAAATTAAAGCATTCCTTCACGACCCGTTGAATGTCGATCCTCCAGAGAAGGACACTGCCTTCACGCTCCTGCAAGCAGGATGGGACTTAGAGAGCGCTCTAGCGCTTCCTGACCCCACCAAGCATATCTCACATACCCCAGTAGCTATGGACGCCACCTGCAGTGGCCTACAGCACTACAGCGCTATGCTGAGGGACGAGGTAGGCGGGTACTACACGAACCTCGTCAAGAGTGATTCTGATGAGAAGCACGACATCTACAAGGCTGTTGCTGAGAAGGCTATGGAATTCCTTCCTGAAGTTACCGATGATGCGTTCATCATCAAGTGGTGGAAGGACAGAGGGATCCCTAGGTCTATGGCTAAGCGCCCTGTGATGACATACGTATACAGTGCTACGCTTAGAAGCTGTATTGATTACGTAACGGAGGAGCTAGTTGAGGAAGGTGTTGAGATTCCAAGTGGTTACAGCTACATCAGTCTTAGCACCCCTATCGGCAAGGCTCTTAGAAAAGCTGTTGAAGCTACTGTCCCTAAAGCCAAAGAAGGTATGGATGCTCTTAAGGAGCTAGTTAAATCCCAAGACGATGCGATTAGGTGGATAACTCCAGTAGGAGTTCCTGTTGTTAACTACAAGGACAGCTACCACATGAAGCTAGTGCGTCTTAGCTGTATGGGTTTGACGAATATCTCTTATGGCTTTAGTGGCGCAGAGTACAATCGTATGAAAGCTATCAACGGTATTAGTCCGAACTTCATTCACTCGATGGATAGTTCACATTTGATTAAGGTGGTTAATGCTTTTAATGGTCGTATCCTTTGTATCCATGACAGCTTTGGTACTCACGCTTGTGATGTACCTGTTCTTCGAACTGAACTGCTCAGACAATTTGTGGATCTGTACGCACATTACGATGCCAAGGACCATTTCGTATTGTCTGCAGAGAATCGAACAGAGGTACAACTCCCTCCTCATGGGACATTGTCTCTAGAGGAGGTGCTAGAATCGGAGTTCGCATTCTGCTAAGTTCGCATTCTGCTAAGTTCGCATTCTGCTAGTATCCTAATGTTACTATGTAGGGTCTAATAAAGAACTTTTATAGTACGTATAGATGTAATATACTAATGTATATAATATGTACTCTAGTACATTCATATATTACGTACTATATTAGTTCTTTATATAATACACTCTAGTATATTATAGTATACTATATACTCGTTTGCTACGAGGTTATGAGATGAGTAATAATAAAACTACTGTTAAAACTCTACAAACTACTACTGTTGGCAAAGTAGTATGGCTACCTCTACACGTCAAAGAACTCGATAAGGTTTTTCCTGAAGACACTAGTAATGACAAGTACGGTGTAATGTGCTATCGTAATGGGCAACGCTCAGTCATTAAGTACATCGAACAACAGGTAAAGAAGATGCTCAAGGAGGATACTAATGGTATCCCTCGATGAGTATCACTATGAGGTACCAAACATCAATATCTTGCGTAATGTGATTGAAGCACACGCTGAAGACTACCCGATGTACCAAGGTGATAAGGTACCTTGGAGTCAGTGGTTGACTCTTTCTGCTGTGTGTGCTTCTAATCATATTCTTGTAGGTACTGATGATGAAGGTAAGCAAGCGTTTGCGATCTTCGACATAGGCTATGATCCTCATGTTGTTGGTTCTGTCTTGACTATGCAGATGACTGTAAGCAACAGTCCTAAAGCTATGTCTGCGATTACAAAGCGCTTGCTAAGAATTGCGTACAACTGTGGTTGCTCGTACATCTGGATGACTAGAAGAACAGGTGCGTACAGCTACTCAGGTACGTTTCATAAACTTAGAGAAAAAATCTAATGGGATTTTTTAAAGACTTGATTACCTTTGGTGGATACAGCCAGTCTAAGGCTACGGCTAAGGCGGCTCAGGATCAGGCTAGACAGCAGGAAGAGCTGTATAACCAACAGCTCAAGGAGCAGCAGGAAGCCGCTATCCTCAAGGGTGACGAAATGGCAGAAGCCGTTGCTACTATCAACACTGGTGGCGGTGGCTCCTATGCGGATGATCCGTTCGCTAAGAGAAAGAAGCGTTTTAATTTCGGATCCAGTGATTCGTTGGGGATCATGTAATGGGTAGCGGAATTGACTTCGCAGAGGATCGGCAAGAAAGAGCACGTCAAAGAAAACTCGCTGCACAGAAGGCACAGGCTGAATGGGAAAAGACTACTCACTTCACTGATGAAGGGTATCTGAATAAAACCCAGTACGACTGATGGCAGACTCAAGGCGCAGGTTCGTATGTTGGTGAAGCTAGGATCTATAAACCTTCAGATAAACTGTCGTTAAAGTTCTATAGCTCAAAGCCTTGGTCACAGTTTTCAAACCCGCAAAGGTTGGTGACAAGGGTACTCGGTACTGGGATGGTACCCAGTGGTCTAATACCCCAGTCGTTTGCTCAGGCTGGTGCTAGTAATATTGTTGATAGATTTGGTCTTGGCGACACAGGTTCGCCTAGGCGTAAGAGAGGCAGAGGTATGTCTGCCGCCCTTGGAGGTATTTAATGGGAACGATTAAGAAGTGGTTTGGCGGTGGCGGTGATAATGGTGCCGCTGAAGCAGAACGTCGTATGCGTGAACAGCAGGAACGCGATCGTATCGAGCGAGAGAACAGGCTCATGCTTGAAGGTTCTACTGGTGCGGATACTGCTGAGTCGTCTGGTAATGTGCAGACGGGCTATGCTATCTACGATGGTAGTGGTGGTGTTCGTCGTAAGAAGCGAGGTGGTGATAATGTCAGTTCTTCCCTCGGCATTGGTTAACGACGGTTGGGACTGATAGTTAATGATCGACAAGACGCATCAAACCCTGTTTGAGGAGTACAGGGATTTAAGACTCCTCAATAAGTTCGAACAGTACAGTAAGTGGACTGTAGCTTCTGTGTTCCCTCACAGTATGAAGATTGACGATCTTCAGGGTAATGATGTGATTGAACGTGACTTCCAGTCCATGGGTGCTGTGTTGGTTAATAACCTCACGGCTAAGCTGTGCAAGCTCCTGTTCCCTGTTGGGCTTTCTTTCTTTAAGCTCAAGGATACGAAGGAGCTTAAACAGTTCTTGGGTTCTCTTGGTGAAAGGAAGAGAACTCTTACCGAGATCGAGAACACATGCTCGGAACGTATTCTGATGAATGCAGGATACGCACAGTTGCATCAGTTGATTAAGACTCTGATTGTGACTGGTAATGCTTTGGTTGTACGCAAGGAGAACAAGCTCGTTGTGTACACTCCGAGAAACTACAGTCTCTTGAGAGACGCAGACGGTACTGTGCTTGACATGGTGCTGTGTGAACAGATTAGCTATGATAGAGTTCCAGTCGACATTAAAGCATTTATCAATGCTCAGGGTAAAGAACCCAGAGACACTGTCGATTTGTATACACGAGTCAGAAGGATTGAAGAAGATGGAAGGTACAAAGTCAGTCAACAGATCGAAGGACACCAAGTTGGAGACGAAATCATCTTCGCTCAAAATCTGTGTCCTTACATTCCTGTTGCTTGGAGTATTGTTAATGGCGATTCTTACGGACACGGACTCGTCGAAGACCTCGCAGGAGACTTCGCCAAGCTATCATGTCTCTCCGAAGCCCTCGCCAAATATGAGATCGACGCATGTAGAGTAGTGAATCTCGTCAAGAGTGGTAGTGGTGGTGACATCGACGCTCTTGCTGAAGCAGAGATTGGCGAATGGGTTCAGGCTGATCCTGATGCAGTTGGTAAGACTGACGCAGGTGATGCGAACATGATTAAGAATCTTCTGGTGGATCTTGAACAGATTATCGGCAGACTCAGTATTGCGTTTATGTACACGAGTAATGTTCGTGATGCAGAACGAGTCACGGCTGAAGAGATCAAACAGAAGGTTGCTGAAGCAGACCAAGCACTGGGTGGTGTTTACTCTCAGTTGTCTGAAGCTCTGCACAAGCCCATTGCGTATCTGCTCTTGGCAGAAGAAGACATTAAGATCGAAGCCGCTATCAAGGCGAACAAGATCAAATTCGAGATTCTTACTGGTACTGCGGCTCTTGGCAGAGGGAATGACACAGAAAGACTTCTGAATAGTATTCAGATTCTCGGTGTTATCATCCCTGCGATGTCACAGCTCAGTAAGAGATTCAACACCGAAGGTGTCATCGACATGATTCTGACGAACAACGGTGTTACGCTCGATAAGGTTATGAAGTCTGACGAACAGCTTGAGCAGGAAGCTCAGGAAGCTCAGGCTCAAATGCAGGCAATGCAACAACAGGCTACTGCCCTTGACGCCTCTCAGGCGGCAGGTGGTATGCTTCAAGGTTTTTAAGGAAATTAAATGACAGACCCTATGAATCAGAATCCGAATCCGAATCCTGAATCTCAGGTGGCAGGTACTCCTGACACCCCTCAGAACGCCCCTAATAGCGCGCCTACGGCGCCGACGACGCCTCCGAGTATGTACACTCCAACGAGGGCTACGGATGCGTCTACGTCTCAGGATACGCGTCCTACGTCGGACGCAGACTGGGGTGGCCTCTCTTCTGGTGACGCAGTCCTTGACGGTGCCATCAAGGCGTTTACTGCCTCTGCAGGTATGAGTCCGCAGGACTTCATGCAGATTGTCGGTAATGCTGTGGACTACAACGATCCTGAACTGATTGACAAGACGTTGCTTAGTTCCAAGTACGCAGGTACCGAGGACACGATTAAGGGGTTGGTTAATGCTCTGATCGCACAGGCTAACAATGCGGACAACATGATTCGCAATACTGCGTATCAGATTGCAGGTGGTAAGGAATCGTGGGATCAGGCAGTTGCTATCTTCAACGCCAACGCTCCTGCGTATCTCAAGGAGACGGTGAAGACGATGATTGACAATGGTAAGATTAAGGAAGGTGCACAGATGCTCATGAACAGCGTTGGCTCTTATGGGCAGGGTGCATCGTCCATGCCTCAGATGGGTGGTGGTATGACTCCCCAGAAGGGGCTGAGCTTCGACGAACTCAAGGTTGAGTTGGGTAAGCTCGTACAGGAGGCGGGTGGTGCCTCTCTCGAATCTGGTACGTATGGTAGACGTTATCAGGATCTTATGAAACGCCGTGCTATCGGTAGACAGCAGGGTATCTAATTAAACAGGGAGCCAAGTGCTCCCTTATTTTTTTTTAACTAAGGAAACTAAAGAATGGCTAATACTCAGTGGCAACCGTATTATTCCCGAAATCATTGGTCGGGTCAGGCCGCCGATACCGATCAGCATCTCGAAATGTATCTTGGCGAAGTCGAATCCAGATTCGAGTACAATGCTGTGATGCGTGGCTTCACGAACGAACGTTCTGTTGCTAACGAAACGAATACGTACCGTATCGACCGAATCGGTTCGTCTAAGGTCATGGGCCGTAAGGCAGGTGAAACCCTGACGGCACAGCGAGTCACGAACGAGAAGATGATTCTCTCTGTTGACACGGTGCTGTATATCCGTGAAGTCTTTGACTGGCAGGACCAGTGGACGGCTCCTGATCGTCTGATGGAAATTGCTCGTAACAATGGCTATGAATTCGCTGAAATGTATGACAACGCTCATATCATCCAGCTCATCAAGGCTCGTAAGGTTACGGTGCCTGCGCACCTCAAGCCGTCCATCAATGACGGTATTAAGATGACGGGTGAGTTCAAGGCTGATGCTAAGACGCAGGCTGAACTTGAAGCTAATGCTATCGCTATTAACCTTGCTCATAAGAAGGGTGTTGATTACCTCATCAAGAACAAGGTTCCGCTTGCTGACATGGTTACGATTGTCAAGCCTGAGATCTATTCTGCTCTGCTTGAACATCCGAAGCTCATCAACGTTCAGTTCGATACTGTGAATGGTGGTGACTACTCTGGCCGTCGTATGGTTCGACTCAATGGCATTCCTGTTATTGAAGTTCTTGAATGGCCGACGGACACGAGTGCTCATCCGCTTGGTGATGCTTTCACGTGCGACGCTGAAGACCTTACGGCGGGTATGATTACGTTCTCCCGTTCGAAGACGCTTGTGACGATCAAGGCTAAGGACTTCACGACGAATCTCTGGCAGGATAACGAGAACTTTGCTCAGGTGCTTGACTGCTACACGATGTACAACGTCGGTATCCGTCGTCCTGATGCCTGCGTCGTCTGTCTGTTTGAAGAGCCTGCGGGCGCTTAATCTAGGAGACCAGTATGCCGACTATCATTGACATGAAGGGCGTCTGGTCTGCCGCTAGGAATACTCAGGCCGAGATTCAGGAAGTGAACCGACCTGGGTATCAGGGTGCTCCCAGAGTGGCGGAAGAAAAGCCGCTTGGTCGTAGAGCACCTTCGAAGCAGACTGCACCTAAGACTGAGTAATTCAGAGGGGAATCCTCTGACACTAGGGGATTCCCTATGGATTTGTTGGAAGCTGTAAATAATATTCTGCCTTACTTTGGTGAGGCTCCTGTAACTCGTGTGGATAATAAGCATCCCGCGGTTACTTTGATTACGAGTACCATTGACACTGTTCGTAAGACCTTGTTGGCAGAGGGTTGGTGGTTTAATACAAGAGTGGTTACCTTGTATCCGTCTAGTGAAGGCGATATGCCTGCTCCAGAGAATGCTATTAGCATCGAATCCGCAGACGGTAAGAACTATGAACTTAGAGGTAGAGCCATCTTTGATTTGGATACTGGCTCCTTCGTGTTCAAAGAAAAGGTTGTTGTCAAAGTTCATGAGGACATTAAGTTCGAAGACCTTCCTAGAACTGTAGCTCAGTGGATTACCTGTAGAGCGGCTAGTAAGGCTTACGCCATGGACTTTGGTATTGAAGACGTACTGCAGGAGATGCAGTTGAGAGAACAGGAAGCATACAACAAGATGCTTGCTGAACATCTCAGGAAGAGAAAGTATTGCACGTGGAAGAGCCGTGCGGGGATTACGTATCTGGGATCCTTGTTGACCTAAGAGGTAGAGTATGATCGTTGAATTGGCGTATCCGTCTTTGTTGTATGGTGTCTCACAGCAGACGCCTAGAGAGCGACAGAACGGTCAACTCACTGAGCAAGTGAATATGCTGTCTGATCCTGTTACGGGTTTGAGACGTAGGCCCGGACTTCTCAAGGCGTTTGAGTTAGAGTCTAATGGGGACATTGACTGGACTAAGGTGTGGTCTCAGTACATGGAAGTTGGTTCCTTGCAGATTAACCTTATCGTTTTTACGAACTCAGGTAAATGGCTTGCGTTAGACAAGCGAATGACGACCTTGTTGTCCAGTGGTCAGACGGATTACTTTAAGGCTAGCAAGGCAGGATCCCTTAGAGCTACGAACAACACTAGTCTTGGTTGGGTTCTAAATACAGAACAGAAGCCTAAGCCTGTTACGGGCGGTGCTGACTATCTCGATGAGACTAGTGGATATCTCACGATTAAATCTGGTGCATTCCTCAAAGAATACTCCTTCAGACTTGAAGGTAAGTACAATGGGGTAGCGTTCTCTCATGAGATCTCGTACACTACTCCTGCAGGTACTGCTTCTGGTGATGCGGCTAAGAGTACGCCTGAAGGTGTAGCTAAGGAGATCTACGACAAGATCTATAGCCTCTCGCATATCTACCCGACTAGAGAAGGTGCTAGTGTGTTCATCCGTCTTGGTGACGGTAAGAAGGACGGTGACTGGCTTGGTGTTGTGAACAAGTCAGGTACGACATATGCTACGGCTAGCACTAGAGCTAAGGTACGCAATGTATCTGAGCTCCCTGCTACACTTCCTAGTGTAGCTGATAATTGGATTTGTAAGGTAGGTACTAGCACTTCTGCTATGCAATACTACGAGTGGGATCATGCCACTCTCTCTTGGAACGAATGCGGTAAGAGAAGTTCTGTACAGAAGATTCAGAACATGCCTGTTCAGATTTCTCCTAATGCAGAAGGTACTGGTGTTACCATCAAGGCTGTAGACTTCGAGGGTAGAAAGGCAGGTGATGAGGAGAACAATCCTACCCCTGCTTATGTGTATGATGGAATCACGGGTATTGGTACGTTCATGGGTAGGTTGGTACTCATGAGTGGCTCTAGAGTGTGTCTCAGTGCAAGTAGATATCCTACTAGGACTATGCGAAGTACCGTTACTGAGATTCTTGACGATGATCCTTTTGAAGTAGCTTCTGGTAGTATCAGTAGTGCTAGCTTTGAACACAGCATACAGTTCAACAAAGACTTGATCTTGTTCGCTAGTACGCATCAGGCTGTGATTCCTACGGGTAATGTAGCCATTACGTCACAGAATGCTATGCTTGTGATTACGTCTGAAGAGAACGTAGACACGAATGCAAGACCTGCTGTGGTTGGTCAGACGTTGATGTACGCTAGTAAGCCTAGTGGTGATTACTTCGGCGTCGGAGAACTTACTCCATCTGCGTACACGTCTTCTGTGTATACCCCGCAGTCTCTTACAGATCATATTCCTAAGATGATGCAGGGATCCTGTAGGCACATTGTATGCGCCAGTAACAGTAACATCGTGTACTTCACGAGCGATAGGGATCCGTATACCGTCTATGTCTGTGAATACTTCTGGAATAATCAGGAACGTACTCTGATCTCTTTCCATGAATGGAAACTTCCGGGTAGAGTCTGTGCTATGCACTATACTGGAGATAAAGTATGTGTAGTGCTTGATGCTGCTGAGGATGGTAACAACTGTCTGATTTGTAGTATTGATACGAAGACTGCGCAGTACCTCACGCAGGATACTGTGGTGTTCCTCGACTGTGCTCAGGATGTGCCCGTAAACGTGTCTAGAACGTCTCAGAAGACGACGAAGACTATCGAGCTACCTCAGCACCTTCAGGGCACTAAGAACCACGAGAAGCTCGTTCTAGCTTCTCTTACGGCAGGTCTGGTAGGGGAGCCTATCGGTATCTCGTCAATCAATGGAAACACTATCACGATTGACAGTTCGTACAAGACTGACAAGATCATGGTTGGTTGGTGTTATGAGAGCGCCGTTACTCCGAACTCTCCTGTCGTGTATAGCACTAGCTATACAGGCAACAGACGCATGATCTCTGACACCAAGGATACGCTCCAGAGTGCATTGATTACTGTTCAGAGAAGCGGTAACTTCAACGTTACCCTCAGTGATGTGAACACTTCACAAGAGAAGTACAATCGTACTGGTCTTACTTGGAGTGCTAGAGAACTAGACCTTGGTAAGAACAAGATCAGTAAGATCGGAGACATCCTTGTTCCCTGCAGGTTGAATGCTCATACAGCAGAGATCAGACTTAGCACTTCAGGTACTAAAGAGATGAATGTTCTGTCATTGGTTTACAACATCAGACTTCATCAGAATAGAAATAGAAAGCAGTATTAACATATGGCGTATAGAAATAACAATTACACTGTAACCTTCAATAGTCCCCTGAACACTACGCATAAAATGACTGCTCAGGGGATGTCTCAGGGCTTCCAGATGGGTGGTCCATGGGGTATGCTTTTCGGTGCCATTGCAGGTACCGTTACTGGCGGCATTGTTGGGAGGTTACAGACTAAAGAAGCGTGGAAGACGTTCCAGTCTCAGTTGAAAGCGGCGGATGCTCAGAACAAGAGCACGCTTCAGGAGCTTGGTAGAAACCTCTCTGAGATCTCCAGACAGCGAGCAGTCCTTGCTATGGAGACTCAGAGTGCCTTGATGTACAACAAGACTCAGGCTGTGAAGGCTAATGCTGAGGCTAGGAATACGCTAGCGGCAGCTGATCAGGTTGGTAGTGCAGTGGCGTATGCTAAGAGTCAAGTCGCTCTTGAAGCATCCCAACAGGATTGGATGGCTAGGTTCAACTATGAAACCCAGCAGTGGAATATGAATGCTCAGGCTCAGAATCTCATCAATACTGCGGATGCTCAGTTCGTTGGGGTTAATGTCAACGGTCCGAAGTTCAATGCGGCAGAAGCCCTGCAGGATTTGTTTAGCGCAGGGTCTAGCATTGCACAGTCCTATGCTTCCAAGGGCGGTGGTGGATCTAGTAAGACTAGCGCACAGAATAGCAACTACATTCAGAAGAGAAACGACTCTTGGAATGGTAAGATCACGTGGGGCACAGGCTCAAGCGGCTTGACTATGAATGGTAAATCCTATAGTAATCGAATGAAAATGAGTCCGCAGGTCTCTAGTATGTTGGGGCTTTAAATGATTGAACAGAAATTTGCGGGTGCAGGTGGTGCCTCGTTTGTTAATCCTTATCATGGGACGAGCGATCAACTGTACACGCCTACGGATTACAGTGACGTAGCTCAGAACTTGGGAAAGCTCTTTAGCACTACGTATAAGCAAATCCAAGACAATGCCTTTAGACAGGGGCAGATTGATCAGTTGGCTAACGCTGTGGATACTGATCGTTGGCTCGGTAAGGATCAGTATCTCAAGGGAGCCAAGTACGCAAAGGCTCAGATTGATCTACAGACCATCATTGGTAAAGCACAAGACATTGTGAACACAGCCATTGCTAATGGCAAGGGCAGTGAAGAGATGCTGGAAGAGATCAGGAAATCTCAAGAAGGGCTCTTTAATGTTGCTACTGAGCTTAGGGATACGAATCCTTCTGCGGCTGATAATCTGATTAACCAACTTAAGAATGTTCAGGGTGCGGCTGTAAAGAACCATGCTGAGCAGATGGTTGCTAAGACTAATGAGTACCGTATGAACGGTGACTACATGAGCGTTAATTCGTTTCTTAGTAACTCTGCTGAGTCTGCTAGGCTTAGCAATCAGGGGTTTATCCTTGATGAAGAAGCTACATATAAGGGTCTGAAAGCCCAGATCAATGCTCTTGACACCAATGCTACGGTCATGGGAGTTGACAAACTCAAGTATCGTAGTCAGATTCTTGGTGGGTCTTTCCAGAACATGCTCACTAATGCCAAGATGGATTCTCCAGAGGCTGTGGGTCTTGTGAACAGTATGACTCGTACCATGGATAGACTCGTCAAGGATGGGTACATTGATCCTAAGACGAGTCTTGGCATCAAGGTGTTTGCTGAGAATAAGCTCGGGGAGGCTAGACAATACTACATTGCTCAGGCTAGTATTGTAGCTAATAATCCTGAAATGGTGTACACTCCTGAACTGGAACAGCAGTTCAGTGGTATGCTTACCACCATGAAGGCTATGGGTGTTGAACCTATGACGCTTGCTAGTCTCCTGAATGGCTTTAGTACAAAGAAGGCTCAGTTCTTGAAGGCTGAGGGTAATGCCAGTGCTTCTGGCATGGCACCTCTTGCAGGAAGTCCTGGCAGTGAGTCTTGGCGTAAGGGTCTCGCTCAAGAAGTGCTTACCCAACATAAAGCTATTGCAGCACAGACAGGTACTACTGTCAGTCCGCAAGAGGTTTCAAAAGACATCATCACCCAGATGTGTCAGTTCTCTGACTTCAAGGGTTCACACAAATACATCGAAGGTCTTGCAACGACTCTTACCAACGGTATGAGTGCCTCTGGTGACTTCTTCAGTGACGACGTAGCCCATACTGCTATGGTGCTCAGTCAACTCATTAACTCTAATGAGCCCAACATCAGAATGACTGTTAGGGATCATCTTGGTCCGAAGCTCAGTATCTTCTTGGATCAACAGCTTATCCCTGCAATTCAAGCGGCTAGTGCCTCTGCAGGTGACAAGAAGCCTGAAGTCATCAAGGAGATTAACAACAAGCTCCATGAGGCTTGGAGTAATCTCAACAGCGGCAGTACGTACAAGCTCGGTGATAGCATTACCGAGGACACTAAGATCGCTAATTGGTTGGGTGAAGGTGTAGCTAATAAGTACACGTTCTTTGGCTATGGCTTTGGCGGTCTTGGCTTCAACGAGGGACTTGCTCAGGTGCTTGCTCCTACCATGAAGGCTTACACGCCTAACATCACTTCCATGCTTCAGAGTGCAGGTACTACGCTTATGGAAGGTAAGGAGCTTGAGACGCTTCAGGCTGTTGGTGTTATACAGTCTCTGAATGATGACTACACAATGATCTCTCCCAATGGTAATGCACCTATCTTTGCTATTCTTGGCAGTGATGGTAATACCACTAGAGAGTTCATTCCTGAAGTTCTTCAGAGTACCCTTACTGAGCTTGCCAAGAGGAAGAACATTGGTCTTGGTGATGTTACTAGTACATTCGGTAATAGCGACGTTGCGCTGTTCCTGAATCCTGATACTGGTGGACTTGAACAGGTGTTTGAGCCTACTGATTCAGGTATGCCTGCTAGACACAGGTACACCAACAGAGAAGTGCTTGATCTCTATGATAAGCTCAAAGACGATTACGTTGCTCAGAAGCAGGAGGCCGCTAGTTCTAAGATCGTGTCTGCTGAGGATCTCAGATCTAGGATTACGGAGTTCGAAGATAGTGACTTCTTGGATCCTGAAAGTGTAGAGAACATCAAATCCAGTGGTAACATCATGGATGTTGGCAAGGGTGAGTTCGTGTTCGTTACTGATCCAGATAAACTCCAGAGTCAGTACAAAGAGGTTAGTAATAACTTTGTGAATATCGGTGAGGCTCTTAAGACTGCATGGGATGCTTCCAGAGAGAGCATAGGTGAATCTTATGATAGTCTTGATATTGACGCTCTTGCTAAGAACGCAGAGGATAAGTTCGTTGGTGCTTCCAAGACTATTCAGTCTATTGGTGCAGACATCAAGAACTCTGACATCCCTGCTGAGGTTAAGCAGAAAGCTACTGATATTTGGGATTGGATTACTAATCCTGAAAACACAGCTCAAGTGCAAGACTTACTCTCTGAGGCTAATGAGAACACTGTCGATGCCATTAAACTCGTGATGAGTAAGGCAGGTGATTACCTCAAGGAGAAGTTCAAAGCTCCTGAGTTGAACCTTGCTATGGATGCTTATAACGCTCTTCAGGGTGCTGAGGATAGCTTGTCCTTTATTGGACAGCATATCTTGAACAGAGTGCGTCATGGGTTCTATGGCCCCAATGGCAAATACTATCCGCCTCTGAGCCAGAGGGATGCTGATGTCATTGAGAGATTCATGGCTAATCCAGAGGGTGTAGGTCCTCTGTATGCCAATACCCTTGGCAATATCTATCGTAGATATGCTGTGGATGCTATTGGCTTATTCGAGAATTTGATGGATATTTCGTATAAGAACGTTACACCTGTTAAGGTGAGTAATGGTAAGAACGGCTTTGAAACGTTCTATACCACGGGAGCTATGTCTGGTTCTGTGTTTGGACAGGCTCTTGGCAATATCGTTATGTCGGAGCTTGCCAAGGAAGAAGGTATGCTCCTGAATTGGACTGCTACTAATCCGAAGGTTACTAAAGACCCTGTGATTGGCATTGGTTATAAGCGTGGTTATCCTGCTTGGGATAAGCGCTTTGAAGCCGCTGAGGGTGATGCTATCGCTCTTAGTAGGGTTACGTGTGAGTTCGCTACTTGGTACTTCAACAACATTCCGACCAAGTTCTCTAAGGCTACGGGTACGGATTGGGAAAGGGCTACGACTAATCCTATGCTGTTGCCTGTGATCGTTGCGACTACTGACTATTCTTGGCATGCAGGACGCAATGCCAATGGGTACTATGAAGCTCTTGAGCTTGTGAAGCAGAATAAACTTGATGCGGCTATGGATCGACTCAAGGCGTCTGCCCCGTACAAGCAGAGTGGTTTCGGTAGAAAGATGAAACTTGAACATGGTCTCAGGGCGTACTACAAGTATTGGCACGAGACTGAACACTAAATAAGGATAAAGGATGTTCCCACAAAAATACTCAACGGCAGTCCCCGATATTGACTTCGGAGTGGGGACTCCTGCATCTACTGGGGAATGGCAGGGCGTTACGTCCTCGTATTCCCCCGCTAATTACTCCAAGCCTGAACATAGCATTGATATGTGGCAGGCTTTCAAATACTCGTGGCTGTATGACAGCATGAGTACCGCTCTGTACAATAGAGCAACTAAACCTAATCGTCTTGATCAGGCATACGTAGACAGTGGTGCTAACACCAAGTTCATGGAAGAGATGAAGACTACCTATGGTAATAAGCTCAACGAAGCCATGCTTGATGAGATCAAGAACACTAGATCCAAGGAAGACGAGGACCATACTAGAGCCACTATTCAACATAAGCTCATGGCTGAAAAGGCATGGCATGACCATCCAGTGATTGCTCTTGGTGCGCAGTTCGTAGCTCCTGAGAACGCCGCTCTGCTCGCTCTTGGTCCTGTAGGTGCCGCTATGAAGGGCACTAGTGCCGCTGTTAAGTTCGCCAAGTGGGTTGAGAAGGGTATGACGCCTGTAGCTAGGAAGGCTCTGTATGCCTCGTACTGGGGCGGTGCAGGTGCCGCTCAGGCTATCCCCGGAGTTGCTTGGAACTATGATAATCCGAATGCAATCCTCCTCTCCGCTAGCATCGGCGGTCTCCTTGGTGTTGGTATGTCTGCAGGTATGTCCGCTAGTAAGGTCTTTGCAGATGCTCCTAGACGCGCATACAAGGCCTCTACGGGGTCCACAACCCCTCTCAAGGGGGTACCTACTAGGAAGGCTTACGCAGGCACTCTATCGCTCTCTGATGACCTCAGAGTGGCATCTGATGGCGATAGGCTCGATGAACAGCTCCTCGGTGCTGCGCAGTTCGGACATGCAGCAGACAGCGGTTCTGCGGCGGCTATGCAGGATGCCCTGCAGGCTGAGTTGAGCATTAAGCTCAAGAAGTTTGAAGATCTCTGTATCGAGAAGGGTCTTGCTAATGATGGCTTCTTTGAGCATCTTAAGCAGGCTGTTGGTATGGAGTCTGCCAATACTAGAATTCCTCTTAGAGATAGAGAGCAGGCACAGGCTGAAGCTATTGCGTTCCTAGGCAATACCTATCACTATAATAGGGCTGTGAATGAGCGTAAGATGCACATTGAAGCTCTCACTGAGAAGATCAGCAATCTCAAGCAGGAGTTGAAGATCAATGAAACCACCGTAAATGATGGTAGTCCTGTATCCCTTCGTGATGAGTACAATCGTTTGCTTAATGCAAAGTACCAAGCCGAGATGGATGCCTATAATAAAGCTGTAGCCGATGCTAAGAACACTGGTGCAGATACCAGTAAGCTCGCTAAGCCTGAACCTCCTGTGAAGCACTCTCTCACGCTTGGTGCTGTCAAAGTCATGGAGAAGCCTAACATTGACTCTCTTAGTCCTACCGCTAGGAAATGGGTAGAGGCTTACAGAGAATCTGGGCTTGCTACTGAATTGGGTAATATGGTTAATCATCTCGGTAAGGATATCAGAGAAGTTGCCGTTGACGAAAACTACTTCCATACTAGGTTCTCTCTTGATAGAATTGATGAAGTAGCCAATGATCTCCGAGAAGAAGAGTACAACAGGGCTATGACTATGGTTGAAGCTCTTGAGCAGAGTAGGCCCAAGAGGTTGAAGTATATTCAGAATCAGGAAACTAAGCTCAAAAACAAGATCACAAGGCTCGAGCAGATCAGAGCTAATGTAGGTAGCAATCATCCTGTAGTTAAGACGATGGAAGCTGAGATTGAACAGCTCCGAAAGGACAACGAAGTCCTCTTCGCGGAATTCCAGAGACGAGATGAGTTCATTACTAATGTTCGGAACAAGTGGGCAGATTCGTCTAACGGTCATTGGATGCAACGAGGTTACAGACGTGTCTTCACCATGCTTGGTGAACAGATGGCTGATGACATCAAAGCTCTTACTAAAGAAGAAGTAGACGCTACTAAGATTGGTGCATTCCTGATGTCCAAGTACATCACTAAGATTGGTCATGACGATCTCAAGCAAGCTATTAGATCTACAGGTATTGAGAACGAACAGAGGCTCGCTGAGCTTATTCTCGAAGTTGGTGGTGATCTTGATATTCCAAAGGAAGCACTTGAGGCTTTGAATCTCAAATCTCTTGTTGCGCAAGCAACAGAACTTAAGTCAGTTAGTAATGCAAAGATCATTGGTGAAGCCAGTGCATTCAAACAGCGTTACATGTGGGATTACAGCACTCCGAGTAAGAGTACGGGCATTCCTCTAAAAGCTCTTCTCGGTGGTGACTTCATGAACACCGTGAATAGAAACATTCAGGAAGAGACTGGACGCATTGCTCTTAGTCATGTTCATATGAAGGACAATACGGGTGAGACGTTCTACCTCAACAATGGTTTGAATATCAGTAGAGCGCAGGACATCATCAGAGACAGGCTTAAGAATCAAGGGTATTCTGATCGTGCAGCAGAAGAAGTTGCTACTCAGACATTCGATGCTCTGTTGGGTAGAGCTACTGGTGAAACCCTCGGTCCAGTTATGCAGGTTCTTACGCAGGTTGCTATGGCTTCACAGCTCAAGAACTCTGGTATCTACCAGAGTGTTGAGGCTATTGCCAATACTGCTCATGAGTACGGTGTGCGTATGTGCGTAAAGCACATGATTCCCGCTTTGAAGATGGGTCTTGGTACGTCTAAGGTTACCAAACTGGATGGTAAGAAACTTGCCAATATCCTTGCTAAGATGGGTGCCATGGACTCTCGTATTCGTCCTGACGTTGCTGTGTTGCCTGATGACATGTCGGACGTCACTAAGAGCGCTGTTGGTAGAGGCATCATGAACTGTGCGCAGTATCAACGGTGGATTAACCTGCAGGCTCCTATTCAACAGTGGCAGACTAATATGTGTGCAGGTATTGTTGACGAGCTTTTGGAAGATGCTCTTAAGGCTAAGGACATCTCTAAACTTGGTGAACTAGCTGAGAGCTACTCCAAAGAGGAGTGGAAAGTCATGCTCGGTCAGTACGAAAAGCATGGTATGAACGTCAATGATTGGGACTATGAGATTGCTCATACGGTTCTTAAGAACAGCTTCTCCGCTATCAGTATGGTAGCTCTTAGGGCAAGACGAGGCGACAGACCTCGCTTCTTGAACACTGCTTGGGGTAAGGTGTGCTTTGCATATCAGTCCTTTGCATGGAAGGCAAACAATGCGCTTACCCGTAGATACGCGAATACTAGGGGTATCGGTAGTGCAGCAGGGCTTGTCGTTAGACAGCTCCCGTTGTCTGTCCTAGCCGCTATCAGTATTCAGGCTATGGATGGTAAGGATCCATTCAAGGACCCTGCTGCTCTTGTTGGTAAGGCAGTGAATGCTACGTCTGGGCTTGGTCTTATGACATATATTGGTTCCTTCGCTAGTCAGGACATTGGTGGTACGGCTCCTGCATTGGGCTTCTTGAATACTACTAAGAGAGACCTCATCAACACCGCTACTGGTGATCCTATTGGGTTGGCACAGCACTTCCCGCTAATCAGTGCGTTCTTACCGTTTAGGATTGGTATTGGCGCTATTAAAGGTATTTCAGAATAATCATGGGTACTGTATTCTCCGAATCTCCGAAGGTACAGTATTCTGTTCAGAGAGAACAATCTGACGGTTCCTTGAACCGTATCTCTGTCAGAGTACCGTACTTCAGTAAAGACGACATTCATGTGTACGTGGATGACGTTGAGATCAATTCTTCTGCTACTGAGCAGAGTACGTACACTTGGCGATGGGACGGTGATTACATCGCCATTACTCCGAACGTTGCTTCTGGTTCTGAAGTCCTCGTTCGTAGAATCACCCCGATTAACGAAGCCATCCATATCTTCGATGGTAGGTCTGAGTTTGATGACCAGAGTATGGATGAGAACTTCCAACAGCTCATCTACATTGCTCAGGAATACTCCGAAGGCTCGGGTATTAAAGACGTGTTCTCCGACATCAACATGCACGGATACAAGATCACGAATGTCGGATGGGCTACCGATGATGATGATGTTGTCACGTATGGTCAGTACAAGAATGATGCTGAAGGCGCTAAGGTAGCTAGAGACGAGGCTAAGGCTTATGCTAATGACGCTCTTGTCTACAAGACTGATGCTCGCTCCTCTGCAGGTACTGCAGTCTCTGCCGCTACTAGAGCAGAGGCTATGCGTGATGAGACTGATCTTAATCGCTCTAAGGTTGAAGCTCTTAAGGAAGACAACCAGAAGATTCATGACCAGACTCAGGCTATCAAGGATCAGGCTGTCAAGGATTTGACTGCTCTCGGTAAGAAGAATATTACCGACATGAACCAGATCAAGACTGAGACTGGGGGCATTCGCGATGAAGCTAAGAGCTACAGAGACGAGCTTAAAGAAGGCCTTGAGTTCCAACAGACGATTGCTCCTGAAGTAAAGATCGTTGCTGACAACATTGAGCATGTTCGTACCGATAGTCAGAACATCAATGACATCAATACTGTAGCCGCTGACCTTGAAGGTACTATCACGAGTTCTTTATTTGAAGACTACGGTGATCTCGGTAATTCTGGGGGTGGTGGTACTGTCATTACTGGTGGTAACATCAAGACTGTCAGTGACAACATTGAGCACGTCAGAACCAGTAGCACGAACATCACTGACATCAAGAAGGTAGCTACGGAGATTGATAGACTCCCTGAGACGATCCAGACTATGGAAGGTCTTAGAGATGAAGCTACTGCGTCTAAGAATCTTGCTAAGGATTGGGCTAACAAGACTGGTGCTACCGTTGACGGCTCTGAGTATTCTGCTAAGCACTACGCTAATGAGGCTAAGAAGAACGCTGATAAGACAGACTCTGACCTCACTGCGATTATCAGTGCTAAGACGCAGGCTATTAAAGATATCAATGCGTCTAAGACTTCCGCTGTTCAAGCCGTCACTGATAAGCGTGATGAACAGATGGTGCTCATCGAATCTGAGGGTGATACTCAGATTCAGAGAGTTAGAGACGAAGGTACTGCTCAGGCAGGTGCTGTAGAGATCAAGGGTACTCAAGAGATCAATAGAGTGCAGGCTGAGGGCGACACTCAGGTCGCGGCTGTACAGACTGAGACTACCAAGGTTGTTCAACAGGTTACTGCTGAAGGCACCAAACAGACTGGTCTTGTGAGGACTCAGGGTATCACTAGTGCTAATGCCGTGAAGACTCAGGAGACTGCTAGCATCAGAGCTCTGCAGACTGAGGGTCAGAAGTACGTAGACCTCGCTGAAGCTCAGGCTAACGAAGCTACCGCTAAGGCAGGTATCGCTACGGATAAGGCTAATGCCGCTAGTACGAGTGCTACGTCTGCTCAGAACAGTGCTACTAAGGCCACTCAACAGGCTACCTTGGCTACGACGAAAGCGCAGGAAGCCTCTGATGACGCTGATACAGCCGCACAGAAGGCTCAGGAAGCATCCACTAGTGCGGCTAATGCCTCTGCATCGGCTGAGGCCTCTGAAGCCTCTGCAACGCTTTCTAAGGCCTCTGAGACGGCATCCAAGACTAATGCGGACAATGCCGCTCTTAGTAAGGATGAGGCGACTAAGCAGGCAGAGAGAGCCAAGCAATACGCCGATCAGATAGCTTCTGGTCAGGTGCAGGCTGACTGGAGTGAGACTGTACCGACGTCTAAGGCATTCATTCTGAACAAGCCTACGCTCGGTGCCCTTGCATCTAAGGACAGCATTGCGTATAGTGAGATTACTGGTACGCCTCCTGCGCAAGATCTTAGCGGTCTTGCTACTAAGAATGAGCTTCAGACTGGTCTTGCCAGTAAGGCTAACACTAAGCATACTCATACTGTAGCTGAGATTACCAACCTGAATAGCACGCTCTCTGGGTACGTCACTACTGCTACTCTTACTGCTGAGCTTGCTAAGAAGGCTAATGCAAGTCATACTCATACGTCTGCACAGATCACTGATTTGACGACGAAGCTGGATGCTAAACTTGATGTTGCTACCTTCAATGGTTATATTGATTATGGAGATTTAGGTTCTTAACATGGCTATTAAAGAACGAAAACAAATTACGGGCACTGAAGCCCAAATCAAGGGCTATGCAGGGCACAATGGTGTCCTAGCGTATGCTACTAACACTAAGCATCTGCACGTTCTCAGTGGTACTGCAGGTACCACTACTGAGCTTGCTAACAGGACTGACATTCCTGACATCACTGGTAAGGCTGATACGACGTATGTGAATGCGGAGCTTGCCAAGAAGCAGACTAAGGGTGACTATGCTACGAATAGTGCCCTTACGTCTGGGCTTGCAGGTAAAGCTAACAAGGCCCACACGCATACGGTGTCTCAGATTACGGACATGCCTAAGGTCGTCCTTAGTGTGAACGATATTACACCTGATGGCTCTGGTAATGTCGTCATTCAGGCTGGTATTGAATTAGTGAGGTGGTAACGGTGTATATCGTGAAAGATAAGACGCTAGGCGACTGCGTTTTCGCGAACGGCTTTACTCGAAAATATTTTAAGACGATTACCGTCAGTGGCGAGCGCGAGTGGGAAAACCCCGCGATTTCAGAATTGGGAACGCTCGGGGGAAGTACGTTCGCCTGTGCCGCTACTGGAGACAGAGGTAATAACGGAATAAATGTGGCGTTTGATAATAACCAAAGTACATCATATTTCAACCGTTGCGGAAGCGGCGCAGATATAGACTATCTGACTATTACAATGTATAACCCTGTTGCAATTAGGGTTAGGTCGATAGAAATCGTTCCGGCTTACTACAGCTTAAACAAAGGCATCCTCCAATATTCCGACAACGGGAGCACGTGGACTGACATTAAAGCCGTTACAAAAGGGCAAAACGATGTTCCCGATGTTGGTTTGCACAAATATTGGAAGATCAGAGCTATAGAAGGAGTCTACAGTGGGGGTTTTAGAAACGTGCAGGTCTCCAAAATCTACCTCCGAGGATTTGAGCCTTACACCTATCAAAAAGAGGTAGAGGCAACGGCGGACGACTATGCCCGTTACGAAGACCATTTAAACATTTTGCGAGGTGAAATAAAATGAGCGTGAAGAAAATTCACCTATTCCCGTCAGAGGAAAGCTACGTGGCCAATAGTGGTAGCGTTGAGGCTGATGACTTGGCTTTGGTACCTCTGAATTTGAGTTTTAACAGCTTGAGCGATAAGCCTAAAGCATATGTTACGGAAACGCACGTATCAGGTACGCAAGGCTATAGAGTTTGGAGCGATGGATTCATTGAACAGTGGGGAAAAGTCACCCTATCTGGAGAGAATCGCGATAATACGCTTACATTCCAAAAGCCGTTTAAAAATACTAACTATAACATTCAAACTGCGGCGTGGAGAATCTCGGATAGACACGCTTGCGTGAGATCTAAAACTGCTACTTCTGTCACGCTCAGAGCGTGGAACAACGCTAACGATTGGTATGCCTTTGGGTATTAGAAGGATGAACACGATGGCTTATAAAATTGGACAAATTTTCGAGGGTGAATATCCTCCTGAAGCCGCCGTATGGTGTAATACCAGAGGTGACTGCAGTATTCAACAGGTAGACGGTAAGTATCAGATCGTAGAGAACCCTCCAGTTTCCATTGGGGTTCTTGCAGAGAGCGTAAGATCAGAGAGAGACAGCAGGCTCGCAGAAACTGACTGGTACATGATGCCTGACTATCCTGCTGATCCTGAGACTCTTGAGGTCGTTAAGAACTACAGAAAGGCTCTTAGGGACATCACTCTTCAGAGTGGTTTCCCTAGAGACGTTGAGTGGCCCGTGATGCCCAAAGTGTTCTGTGAGGACACTGAAGGTACTCCGAGCATCGGACTGGCTAAAGTGGGGATCCTATAAGGTTCTCGATTAGATTACCTATAGTGCCACGAGAGGTGCACTCTAAATTACCTCTCAGAATGCTAGGCTTTTCAGTAGCTATAGCCTTAGAGCATTCTAGTTTAACCTAAGCTACTAAACTATTAACACTAGCTTTATGCTAGAAAGGAATATATTATGGCTGAATTTGCTTCTAAGGGTGTTGCGGGTGCAGGTCTTGGTACTGGTATCGCAGGTCTTGCTCTCGGTGTCCTCAACAGCTCTAATAACGGCAACGGTCTCCTTGGTGGCCTCTTCGGTGGAGGCAATCAGAACGTAGTGTCTGCTCTTCAGGCTGAGAACGGCATGCTCAAGGCTGAGAACTACTCCGATAAGAATGCCTAGGAAGTCTACGCACAGTCTCTCGCGGACAACCGTAGACTCCGTGATGAAGCCTTTGCTTACCTTAAGCCTCTTGCTGACGAGTCTGCGAACAACAGGGTTGAGCTTGCTAAACTTCAGGCAGAGCTTAAGTGTTGCTGTGAAAAGCAGGAACTCCGTGAGCAGATTGTCCTTGGTAAGGTTAATGAGCTTGCCCTGACGACTCAGGCGAAGTTCGGTTGCCTTGACCAGACCATTGCAGGCATGATGGGTACGATTGGTAAGATCACGGACACGATTGTTCCTATGAGTGCTATCTGCCCGACTCCGATGGCTAAGTACAATGCGTGGGTTGCTCCTACGAATACTCCTGCTACGGGCGCATAATAGTTTCCTATGAAAATCAGTTTGAGTAAAATCTCTCAGGTACTCCCTGAGTTCGTTGATACTCGACTGATGCCCAGTGCCCCCTCCACGATGAAGTGGCTTCTTGGAGGGAGTACGTTCCTTGTCCTGCATCAGGCAGATACCCTCATCGGTAAGTATCTGCCTATGCTGAAGCAGGTGGGTATCGTCGATGAGAACAACAAGGTAGACATCGAAGTTGCTAAGGGATTCATCAATAGCGCATTCGATAAGAGTGGTGCGGTGGAATACCTTGATTTTAAATTCGATAAGTCTGATGGCGAAGCTCTAATTAATATTATGGAGAAATACAATGACAATGCTGAATAAAGAATGGGAAGTTAATGTTCTTTCAATGGCTAAGCATAAGTTGCTTGAAAAGATGGAACATCTTAATAAGGAAGAGTTTCTTTCCGATATTGAGATTGATACCTATAAGGACTGTGTGAAAGCATTGTATTATATCATGAGCATTGAGAAAGCCATGCAGTAATAGGATTCTGAATAGTATATTCTAAATACATATAAAGGGGAGTATATCTCCCCTTCCTCTAATAATGCTAACTAATTCTAATAAGATTACTCTTAATAACGAAAATGGTTGTCTAATGGATTCTGATAGAAATTCATTGGGCACAGATAATATTGGCCCTAATTCCGATATGAGTAAAACGTATTTGAATAAAGTATTTAATACAGCTACGTTTACTGGCACTGGGTTTAATAATACAAAAGGGACTTTTATTTGTATTCCTACTCAAACGGTAGCTGATCCTAGTGCTGAAATGCACGTTCTTATCCATTTCTATTACGAAGGCAATTACACGGGATCTATTGGTGGATTCGGGCAGCCTGAGCATACTGTTGTTCTTAACGATATGTGTGGTGATGATCAATACGTAGAGACTACCGCTGTGAGCATCCAGTGTGGCGTAGACGATCAAGGCTATGCTGTGTATGCTTCTCCTATTGCGTGTACTAAGAGTAATGCTATTAGATTTAGAACTGTGAATACTGATGAAGCTAGCGCGCAGAGTACCAGAACTTTTAAGGTTTGTATCTCTGGATATGCTATGCTCAGTAATACGAATTTCGGATTGGGACAGCTGTTCCCAAAGGAGGGATAATGAATGTCCAAGTTTATTGGGACGGTAATAGTGGTGCTGTTGAGCATGGTTCTAAGCGCTCTGTGCTTACCGCTCGTCCTGTTGTTGGTGTTAGTTTTGACACCATTAGCTTCTCTGATGACGATCTGTTGGCTGAGAAGGTGCTTAACCATCAGGTGATTACGCTCTCTGAAGAAGAGAAGAGTACCCTGAGATCCTATGCAGGTGCATACACTGCTCCCAGTGCTATTGACAAGAGCATTGAGGAGGCTAAGGAGATCTGCACTGTCCTGACCACCTCTGAGACGCTCATAGAAGCGTCAGGAGCGCTTCATACCCTCTCTTGGTACGGGTGCATTACCGATGCCTCCAGAGGCGCTAGAAACGCCTCTAATGGCGTTTTTACGGCATGCAAGGATGCCACGGTAGACGTGACGGTTAGAATTGCCGTCTCTGAGGTGCCTACGGGGGTACAGAACGCGTTCACGGTGGTGTTGGTTAAGAATGATACGACGGAGCTTCAGCGCAAGGAGATCACGTTTGAAGCGAACGTACAGAGCATCCCTACGTTGGAACTGTACGCAGAGGGTGTACAGCTTAAGGCTAATGACACGCTGAGTGTGAAGCTCAAGGCGCCTGCCTCTGGTAGGGTGGTTCCGCTCAGGACTGCATTCATCATTGATGAACATGGACTTGAGATCGCCAAGAGCATCCACGATACGTGGTACAGCACTGTAGCCGCTAGGGAGTTCACTGAAGGTGTGAGTGCCGCTGTGACTACCGATGATAGTGACAGACCTGTTGTCAATGCAGGTACGTGGGATGCTACGATCAGGAGACTGTAATGAGTGCTAAGACTAGTAAACTTGAGAAGCTCCATGAGATGCTTGCTGATCTCTTTATCGAGGATATCAAGCTCTGTAGAGAAGAGGGTATTCCTATGGCGGCATCCGACAAGGGTGTGATTGTTTCGTTTCTTAAGAACAACAACATCACTGCTGATCCTGATCTCGAAGACATGCAGAGACTCGATGAGGAGTTCAAAAGGCAGGCAGAGATTGAGAGAGCCGCTAGAGCCAAGAGTATGCTTGAACAGAAGGGAGATGATCGCTTTGACGATCTGCTGAATTGATGGAAGAGCTGACCCTACAACGAATCAAGCTACTGAAAGAACGTGTTAATCGTTATAGTAATGATCCTACGAAGATTCCGCAAGATGAGAGACGAGAACTCTCGCTGATGTTCGCTGTAGCTTTCAAGGACTTCAAGGACTTCTGTGAGATCGGTATGCGATTCCTTGGCTTCGGTATTACCGAGATGCAGTTGAGCATCGCAGAGTACGTACAGAATGGTCCTAAGAAGCGAATGGTGCAGGCACAGCGAGGTGAAGCTAAGACGACCATCACAGCGCTGTACGCTGTGTGGAGATTGATCCAAGATCCTACTTGTCGTATCTTGATTGTCTCAGCAGGTGAAGATCAGTCCAATGACATCGCAGTGCTTATCATTCGATTGATCGAGCAGTGGTCTCTGATGTGTTGGCTTAGAGCAGATACCTCCAGAGGTGATAGATCCTCGTATGAGCATTATGACGTGAACAGGGATCTCAGACGAGTTGAGAAGTCCGCTAGCGTATCGAGTGTCGGTATTAAAGCTAACCTCCCCGGTCGAAGAGCTGACCTCATCATTGCTGACGACGTGGAGTCGATTACGAACTCCACTACACAGGTTATGCGTGATGACCTTCTGAACAGAACGAAGGAGTTCACAGCTATCTGTACGCATGGGCATATCTTGTACCTCGGTACTCCTCAGACTAGAGAGAGCGTGTACAAGACGCTCTTGAGTCGTGGCTTTGATATCCGTATATGGCCGGGGAGATATCCTGAGCCTGATCGACTGGATAGGTACCTGCCGGGTACACTGGCTCCTGAGATCGAAGAGGCTATCAGGAAAGATCCTTCACTGCAGAGTGGTGGTGGTCTTGACGGTACCAGAGGAAAGCCTACCGATACGGGCAGGTACACTGAAGAGGATCTTCAGGATAAAGAGCTTGACTACGGTCCTGAAGGCTTTGACCTGCAGTACATGCTCGATACTACGCTCTCTGATGAAGCTAGAACGAAGATCAAACTCAGCGATCTTATGATCGCCAATACGGGGTACATGGAAGCCCCTGAGACGTTCATGTACAGCGCAGAGCCTAGACTCCTCATCAAGGATCCTGAGATTGCTACACCTCCGATGCACGGCAATCGAATGTACTACACAGCTAGAGCATCGGAGAATTTCATTAAGTACGATCATAAAGTTATGGTCGTAGACCCTGCAGGTAATGGCGGTGATGAACTGGCTTACTGCTGTGGAGGTGCATGTAACTCTTACGTGCATATCTTTAGCGTAGGTGGGTTCATTGGCGGTACTACCGAAAAGAACATCAACGATATTATTGATCTGTGCTTGGAGTTCGACATTAAAGCGATTAAGGTTGAATCCAACATGGGGCATGGTACTGTTGAATCATTGTTCATTGCTGAACTCCAGAAGCGAAAGATCAACGACATTGGTGTTGAGGGGTTCTATAACACAATCCAAAAGGAGAAGCGTATCATTGATACCGTGTCTCCTGTAACTCGTAGACACAAGATGGTCTTCCATGAGAGAGCTATCAGAGACGATTGGAAGTGCTGTATCAGGTACACCCCCGAGAAGAGAACCATCGTGAGTTGTTTGTACCAGATGGCTAACATCACATACGATAGACAGTCATTGGCTAAGGATGACCGTGTAGACGCTCTGGCAGGCGTTGTACAACACCTCAGTGATTGTATCGCAAAGGATGACGATAAAGCGAATGAACTTAGAGAACAAGAACAAGCAATGGAGTTCTACAGAAATCCTATGGGATACAAGAACTACGGAGGTAAGAAATACAACGAATGGAACAACTTGCACAAGTACAGCAGGGTAACTCGGAAGCATCGTTGGTAGTGAAGGTCGCTATCCTTGAGGAGCGACTTAAGCAGACCAATCAGGATGTACATGAATTGAACGAGAAAGTGGATAGCACAGTTACTGAGATCAAAGCAATGGTCGAGAAGATCCAGAATAGACCGAACTCTGTACAGGAGTTCATCTCTGAGAACTGGAAGAGCATCCTCCTCGTAATCCTAGCAATCATGGGGGCTAACGCTACCGTCGTAGAGAGTATCTCCCGTGTAATGCTCGGTGGATAAACCTACGATAGGGAGTGCTACGCACACCTGTGCTAGGTGGATAAACAGGATACCCCGTAGAACGCGATTTAAGGCCTTCTACGGGGCTTATAGAGGGTAGGTAATGAAGTCTATCATCCAAGGGGTGTCGATCGCTGTAATCGCTTGTATTTGCGCTATAGCGGGGTATTGGCATATTCAGGCACTGAACGCTAGAATCGAAGGGCTTGAGAGAAGCCTCCAGAACGCTGTAGAAACGCTTGCAGACGTTCGAGGAGCCATCGCCGTACAGAACACGGCACTGAAGAACTGGAGAGCCTCTCAGGAGCGATTAGAGGCGTCTCAGAGGGATACAACGAATAGGATTGAGTATGTCCTCAAGAATAGTAAAGGTAACGCTAGGATTGTTGATCACAGCGTTATTAGCGAGCTGTGCAACGGTACAGGAAGAAAATACTGCACAGAAGACCTACGTCCCAGTCAGGACAGTGGTACCAGTTGTGCTAACGGCGCCATGCAAGGAACCAGTCCTAAAGGGTAACACGATAGGGGAACTCGTAAGACATATCGTTGATCTACGTGGGAGTATAGATGAATGTAGTAATCGTATGCTTACCATAGATCGTAGTATAGATGAGTACGATAGCGTACACAGTAAGTACAAGTAGGAGATACAGAGTGTAGTGTACAGGTGTTAGAGTATTACAGGGGATGGATGGGATGTGAATACTAAGTAACACCTAAATTTGGTATACTAACGCGAGAGGGTATCTCCCATTACACCAAGCGATTATCCCCCATATACCCCTAGTGCACTATTACCATCATCATGTTGAACATCATGTAGTTCACCTAGAGTACACCCTAGTACATCATCAGTACACTTAGTTGTTCATAGTAGAACACATAGAGTATCCTGTGTGGTATATACTAGGTATGACTAGAGAAGAGAGTGTACTAGTGGGGATATATCTCTTTTGTCTACATAGGTATCTCTTTTATCTAGTACTATACATAGTATACCATTAGTATACTAGTAGAGATCTATCTCTTTTATCCATGTATGTATCTCTTTTATCTAATAATATATCTACTGTATTACTAGAGTGTACTGATAGAGATCTATCTATTTTATTCATTAGTATATCTCTTTATGTATCTATATTACGTCCATCAGTATACTGTTATAGATCTATAGTAGTTCACCTATAGTGTATATTAGTACGTCCATCATTGTACTCTTAATAGTACATACTGTAGTACACCTATGTACTACTAAGAGTACTATACATTGTTCTACTATAGTTCTATATCTATCTATATATAAAGATATCCTGCTTGCGATGTATATCCTCATCGTTGTATCTCATGATTAAATCTCATCGTTACATCGCATGCTTCTATGGCATATCCTATGATGTATCGTCCAGCAGTACTTTGTTTACACTCTTGTTTTGCCCATCATTATCCTCCGCCGTGTGTTTCTCTTTATGGGCGTT